GTGCTTCCTCCTTGCCCTGGTGTTCCATACATTAACGCTGGGTTTAATCCCGCTTTTTTCATGTGTTCCACTTGTGCTTTATAATTTGTTTTATTCCACATATCATATTGCAAGTCATGTCCCATTTGATTTAATTGTCTTTGGTATCCATACTGTTGTGTATTTAGTCCTTGTTGATTTTGATTTTGTATGTCCATGTACTCTAAGTTTCTCTCATGTGCTTTTTTCGACCTTGCATTTTGTCCTAACATACTTATTCCCTGAGCTGCTGCTCCTTGTACTAATCCTCCTACATTACTTCCTAGGAAGTCGTTTAATTTTCCCATCTTATTTTATTTCTTTGTTAAATGTTTCTATTTTATCTATTGCTTTTAGCATTCTATATCTTGTGTAGTCGTCTATGTCATTGTGATTCATGTGTGTCAAATCTCTTATTAACTCCACATTTCCTTGTATTACTTCTTTAATTTTCTTGTTGTCTATTGTGTGATATTCATCTACTATTTTCATAATCTTTTTTTTTCGCGCTTTTTTAAAGCGTTATATATACTTGATAATAATGTACAAATGCGTACCATCTATCTTTAATAAGGGGGGTTTACTACTCATACTAAGGCTCATCTTGTATTTTCGTTTACCCCCTCTACTCTTTTATTTAAGCATCACTCGTGCCGTTTGTCGACTCAGCTCCGCTGTCATTTTTTGGCTTTAGTTTTACCACCTTAGCCTCTTTTTCCGATTCTTTTTTCTGTGCTTTAGCATCTCTCTTAGCCTCTACATTTTTCTGTACTAAGTCCATTGCCTCTGCTGCTACTTCCCATCGGTCTGTTCTTATATTGAATTGTGCCTGCGCCCCATCTTTTCGCTCCGTATATATTTCTGGTGCTCCATCTGTGATCGGCTCTTTATTACTCAATATTCTCTCTAATTTTTCTTCTATGGATTCTCCCTCGTATGTTTGAATACGTTTTAGTTTACTTTTTCCATATTTTACTTCTTTGTATGCCATTATTTCTATTTTTATAAGTTTGGTATTAATTTTGCGCTCATTTTTCTTCTTGCTTTGTTTCCTACTGATATCTGTACCCAATAGTTCATTGCTGATAAGCTTGGTTCTGCGAATATGTGATTCATTTTGCTTGGATCTATATATGTTGTTAAGTCCTCTATTCCATTCGCTCCCTGTTCATATCTTCTATTTAGTGTCATAAACATCTCACTTTCCATCGCAAAGTTTCCGTGCGTTTCGTTTACATTACTCATATAGTTTATCCATGCTGGCTGTTTCCCCATACTTTGTGTCGTTATTTCCATTGGTGGATTACTACTTGGATTTATTTGTGTATCGAACCATGCCATTGTATCCGTAATTTTATCCTCGAATCCTATGCTACTTAGTTCAGGTTTATGAAAGTCATTCATTGTTTTCAGATTCATATTCCATTTGTTACCTTGACTATAATCTAGTTGTTGTGGCGTTAAGCTCACTATTCCTAATATTACACTTGGTTCATGGATTTTTATTTTAATCTTTCCACCTTTATCTTTTCCTGTTAATCTACCTCGTCCTCCTAGTTCCCCTAGTGGTTGTTCTACATCTCCTACTTTTGTATTTGCTGTACTTATTACTTCCTCGAATGCTAAGTTTTTTATTAAGCTTCCGTGATATACTGGGCTTTCTACACTTTTCGCTCTATCGTGCGTATATACTGCGTCTAGCCAGTCATCATAACTTCCTCCACTTACTGCTATTCTATTTAGCATATTATATACTTTTTGTGATAGGTTTAATGCGTCCATTTTTACTACATCGTCTCCTGCTACATTTTGGCTTACTAATACCGCTGATACGTCTGCTACTCCTGTTCCTTGATTGTTACTAATCCAATCACTATCTATGAAGTTGTTATTTAGGTCACTTTGGTATGTCTTTATTGCTAACCCCTCTTGATTACTTCTACAATATGCGTTTTCATATTCTCCTGTACTTACTCCCTCTACTGTATCTAATCCCAGTCCGTATGGTGATATTGTATTTGCATCTATAATTACTGCGTTTGGTGATGCTACTTGTTGTAGTATCGTTTCTCGCATTGTATCTATATTTGTTAATTTAAATGCTGTTAATTCTGGTCCTCCCTCTCCTGTTGGTACTACATTCTGTGCTATTGTATTTGTTATTTCCATTTCTATTGGATTCGGGTTTGCCGATCCATTTTGATTTCCGCAGTTTATTTGCCATTGGTCTGCTGCTGCTTGTTGTGGTGTTTGTGTCACCACTATATCTCCCCATATTTGCCCTAGTGTTGTTTCATATAATGGCGCACTTCCCCATGGGTCTATTTCTACTCTTATATTTGCTGCGTCTACTTCTCCGCTTACAGGTACATTTTGATTTGTCCACTCTACTACTATTGTACTTGTTAATCCTACTGTGCTTGATGGTGTGTATTGTGCTGTATAATTCACATAATTTCCACCTTGTCCGCCTCCTACATATCCGTTTGTATCTTCTAATACTCCACTTATTATTGTAAAGTCATTTATTCTATTTGTATCATGTATTACATACGCATCTTCTTCTTGTAAATTTGCATAATATTGCTTTACTATCGACCAGTATCCTAATAGTGGTATTGCATTGAATTGTCTTTTTATGTTTTTTTCTTGCGTCATACTTCTTCCCAATCCATTTACATTTAAGTAACTATATAATGAGCTTGGGTTTACTTGTGCATCTGCATCATAATTGTTTTTGTTGTAATTTGCTACCATTTCGAATTGTGGTAGTTTTATCTCACTCATGTCCATTCCTATATTTAGCATGTTCATGTGTAATTTTCCTTGAAATAGTCTAATTGGTACCTCGAATACGTCTAATTGTACTTTAAAGCTTCCGAATAATGGTCCTACTGTTGGTAATGTTTTCACATCACAGTTTAAGTCTATATCGAAGCTATCTCCTGGTAGTGCTAATTCATTCATGAATGGTACTAATGTTCCACTACTCATACTACTTCTCCATATATACGATAGATCGTGTGTACTTCTTCCGTAATTTCTTAGGCTTACTTCTTGTTTTGAGCCCGAGCCTAATCGGTCTCCTCCAATTGTTGTTTTCATTCTTATTTAGTTTTATTGTTTAGTTTTGCTTTTATTTTTTTACTGAAGTCTTTATCTTTTGATTTTATTTCGTCTAGTATCATCATCACTTGTATCATTCTGTTCCATGTTATACATCTTAATTCATCCTCTACTTCCCCTCTACTTTTCATTCCCTCCGTTACTCTATATTCTCCCATTACTCCGAAATGTTCTTTCCCCTCTATTGTTATCACCGTAAATGGTGTATCTTTTATTTGCCATCTTTCTATCATTTGTTCATTCCCAGAGTCTTTTTTGACTGCTTTTTTTACATTCATTGATGTAGATTTTTTTTCTAATGTTTCCATCTGTTTGTATATATTTATTTGTTTTGATTAATACATAACGTCCACTTTGAACGCTATTTCTTTTTAAGACTTCTCCTGTTTCTTGATCCACCCATTCGCTTATTGTTCTCCACCTCATGTTTTTTGTTGAAGTCATCCCATATTTTTTTGAAGTCTATATATTTATTTATACTTTTAATTATCTTTATAATTGCTAGTATTTTTTTAGCTATTTTTATTATTATTCTCATCTTGTCTGCATTAATACTTTTTCCCTTTTCAGGCTTTTTATTATACTTTCTAGTTTATTTGTGTTTCTTCGTAGTATTTCATTTGTATTTTCTAATCCTTTCAATGCCCCCACTCTATTACTAAGTGTTTGATTGTCTTGTCTTAGTTTTTTACAATCGTTTTCCAGCTTTTTTACTTTCGCTTCGAAGTGTTCTGTTAATGTTGTGTATTTCTCCATATTGAGCCTTTTTTTATGGAGTAGGGGAGGTGTTATTTTGTCAGTTAACTGCCTGTCATTTAGTCGTTTGACTTAATATATATTATCGGACAATTTTTAACTTACTGATTTTCAGTCCCTTACTCCTTATTTTACATAATTATTCGCTAATTTAATACTTTTTTTTTAATATCCTAACTTTTCCCTTAAACATCTTTTTATTTCATGCGTTGCATAGGCATCTCTACGCGTTGGCTTATCCGTATAGTTTTTTAATTCTCTCCAATCTTTTTAGATTTCTTCTGTTGTTTTCATATTCTTTTTGTTCCCAGTTACTTTCATTATTTCCATACCCTAACCTTTGATTTTTTATCCTTGCGCTATACATTGCTTTATAGTATTCCTGATCTGTTTCACTTATATCTATTTTTTGTCCCATTACCCATCTTTCATTTTTATCTAATTTCTCTATCCACAATTTTTCTCTTTCTTTTTCGTTATATATATAATTCCTATAATATATAGGTAATGCTAATTTTAATCCTTCTCGCGTTCTATAAGCTTCGTCTGTTTCTCCGTTTTTTTTATAAGTGTTATTGTCTTTATCTTGTCTTTCAAGATATTTTTTGCCAATTCCTTGACTTACAAACATTTTTGGTATATATTCTTTGTGAACTTTATCACTTTTATTTAGATATTTAACTATATAATTTATTGTTTTATTACTTACATATTCTCCGAGATATACTCCGCCGTATTTCCATCTTTCTTCTATATCTTCTTTGTTTTTGCACCATATTATACCATGTAGGTGCAATCGTTCTGTCTTATTGGTTCCTAGCTCTGTCACTAACCAGTGTCTTACTGTCTTTCCATATTTTTTTCTCCATCTTTCCGTGAATCTTCTTACACTTAGTCTTGCTATCTCATTATCTCTATTATACCCTTTTATTTCCTGATCTACTTCATCATCTAATTTTTGCATATTTTCATCACTATATGTCATCGTTACGAAGTATGCATTCATTTTATTTCC